GGTAGTGGCCTGCATCTCTCGGGCCGACTTCCTGTCGTCCACCGCCAGCTTCTCAAAGTTCAAGCCTAGCTCGTTGGCCTGCTTCTGGAGTTCGATCTCAGCGATCTTGACCTGAGCGATCTGTTCAGCAGTGAGTTTGTTGTTGGAGATGAGGTCTCCAACCTTCTCTGGCTCCACCCCGATAGCCTTGGAGATAGCAGAGACGGCCATGCCGGCCAAGGGGCCACCCATCGCAGTAGCGATAGTGGGCGCGATCTGTTTGAGCCATTCCATTACTGTTTACTCCTTGCCAACATGGTTGCTGCGATCTGCAAGAGGACGCGGTACTGATCCACATCCGGCGGTTCTTCTTTCCATCCCACGGTGATCTGCCCGACCAGCTTCCCAGGCTCTGGAGGCACCCCCACCCGGCACCCGTAGGTCATGCCCTTTTCCATGTACCACAGGCCAATCTCAGACTGCGCGGTCTTGTAGTGACTGCATGGGATCTCACCGGCCATCAGCGCCACAACGTCTCTGTTGTTGGCGATGTTGGAGGTGAAGAGGCCCACATCCAACCCCTCATGCGCCTTCTCCCGCCCCTGCTTGGTATACGCCCGATACAGGACGCGGGTGCCGAACATGGGATTGACCTTGAATATAGCTACGACTGTAGCGTCGGTGTTCCGAAATAGATGCGCTGCTGCGTCCTCCACCCGGTCTTCAGCAATGCTGGGGAGCTTCTTTTGCTCTTTGTACGCGCCGATCAGGAAGGCTTGGTTCTGCCAGACAAAATATCCCACGAACGCGAAGATCGCCATCAGGAGGATGGCAAACAGCTTGAACGGCGAGTCCACATAACTGAGGACTTTGTCGATCAGGCTGTTGTGGTTGATCTTCTCTTCGCTCACGACAAAGCCTGTTTGACGATGAAGATGATGATGACGCCGATGGTGACGATGCAGATCGCTCCACCGATGATCTGCGCCATCAACATCCTTTGAGCGGACACCCTCTTGCGTTCAGCCGCAGCAATCCTCTCGGCTTTCTCTCGGGCCTGTTTTATCTTCATCCGCTCCTTGAGCATCATCTCCCATAACTCAGGGTATCCGCCATAGACCAACTGATGTTTGAGCGCCTCCTCGGCCTCGCGCAGAGCGTTGGCTTGCATCACGATCTCCATCGCCCGTGCGGTGTCTGACTTCCCCGACTTTCCCGCATCGTTAGCGGCCTTCTGGACTACATCTCGCGCATCAAAGAATTTCCCAAACTCGCCGACCAACTGGTTGATGTCTTTGCCCAGCTTGATGGCCTTCTGGATGCCAGCCACCGTTGCCTGAGCTGTGGCAAATGCGGCGCCTATGGTGACCGGGTCAATCATTTCAGTAGGTATATAAAAATTGGCAGTATGTTGTAGGCCAACACGACTGCCAATGCAACTATCACTACGGCTAGAGCAAAAGAGACTAGCCAATCAAGCATGGTTACACCACTATTTGTCAGCCTTGTTGTCGAGCTTGGCAAAGATCTGCTTGCAGATGTCTTTGATGTCAGCGATGTCGCGGTGGTAGTCCTCTTTTGTGATGTAGACCTTGGGCATCTCTCTGACATCACGATCCAGCGTATTGATGGAGCGAGTGATGTTGTTCAGCATCCAGCCTCCTAGAACGCCGGAAAGCCCAACAGTAATGTTGAACAACACTTGGTAGTCCACAGTTCACTCCTGCTTCTCAGCGTTGGCCTGGGCCTCTTTCTGGACCGCCTCGATCAGTTGGTAGACCTCTTGGTACGGGCGAGTGCCTAGGTAGCCAAGGATCTGGTTGATCAGTTGCATCGGCAGCGTCATCTTTTCCATGTCTTACTCTTGATCCGCGGGTTGCGGGGTGTTGCCTTCAGCCAGCCATGCAAGGTACTGCTGGTAGTCGGCGTTGTCGGGATTGAATGGGATGAAGGCGCCATCAGCCAAACGCTGAACAGAACCGCCTAGAGGTGTTAGTTTGTACATTTAAAGCTCCGCGCTTACCGCCAGATTGTTGTCAATGTAGATGAATGCACCTTGCGCTGTGTAACTTCCAGTTTGCAAATAAACGCGGCACGCTTTTGTCGATAGCTGATCGATACCAACAGGCGTTTGCGAAAGAACATCACCAGCAGTACCAACGAACCCAAGAGTTCCTGTTAACACTGCGGTAGCACTTGTTCTCTTTTCGACTTGCCAATGAATGTACCCATACCATGCGTTTGTTCGAATACTGACGTACCCAGACGGGCCAGCAGGCAGCCTTTCAAAGTACCGTTGGCACTGAAGCAACTGCCGACCGTAGTCGATCTGTTCAAAGGCCGAGGCGGTGGTACCGGCTTCCAGTTGAACACCAGTGATGTAGAAGGTCGCGCCGTTGGTGCCGACTACGGAGGTAGCGCCGGTGGACGAGTAATAGTTGGCACCAGCCCAAGCGCCCGCAGTACCGCTATAGGTGGTGCCACAGCCAAGTCCGACGTTCAGAATCAAGCCGGTGCCATTGGTAGCTCCGACCCAGGTGCCCGATGTATCCCCCGCCACAGTGATGGTCTTGGTCTCCCAAGTGTTCGCGGCAGTGATGGTGTAACTGAATGGGTACGAACGGTTCTGAGCGCTGTTCTGAAGCGAGCCGCCGAATGTACCAGTCAGACTCGACCTGACCCGGAACGAAAGGGTGACGCTCTGGGCAGATGCCGTGCCCCAAGCCATGTCGGCGAAGTTGAACCCTTCAATTTTGTGCTGGAGGAGAAACAGGTCTCCAGAGGTGATTGAGTAGGCCGACAGGGATGTAATCAGAATGGAAAATCCAAAACCAGTCGGTGCAGTCGTCGATTGCTGCGCCGAGAACTTGCTGGACTGAGTCAGACCGCACAACCAACGATCCACGGAATAAGCGTTGGCCGTGGGGGTGATGCTCGCCCCAGCATTGCGCTGGTCAACAGCCATGTTGCCGTTGATGATTCGGTTGCGGTTGCCCATGCTATTAGGCGGCGATGCAACCCCATATAGGACTGCGTTCGAGCCGCCAGAAGCGTCATAGTAGTTATTCGCCTTCACCGTTGACATGTTTACTCCTTATAAGCCCAGCGGAATCCGTGAGCAGATTTTGCCTTACCCATGCAGCAGTCCGTGATGCCGCCGGTAGATCCGTTACAAGCCCGCCCCGCAGCCGAAACAGACTCAAACACTACGCCGTCGTCCAGGCGAATGACTGGCTTGGCAGGCTTGCCGCCACCTTCTGGGCGCTTTCTCCCATACAAGGGGCTGTCTTTGCCCTTGGGCTTAGAAACGCCCCGTAGTGGGCTTGGCTTGCCGTACATGGGGTTCTTCTCGCCGCGCAGTCTTTCGCTCATTTCCGGGCGCTTCTGGCCCTTAAACGGCCCTTGCTTGCCATACCGATGGTTCAGCTCGCCAGCTCCAGCGCCATTTAGCCCGTTCTCAGGGATGAAGTTTGCCCATCCCTCATCAGCAACAATGTTGTTGTCTTCACTGAACTTAAGCGCTGCAGACACACAGCGGTCTTGATCGTAGTACAGCCCCAAGACCCCCGCAGAGATGTCGCGGCCATGAACCTTCATGTGCCGCTTCCAATACACGCCGCTGCCTTTGTACCAATGCAGGTTCTTCAGCCGCGTGGTCTTGCAGAAGTACTTCATGCCTGTCACGTTATGTGTCAGGACAAGAAGGGCGGTAGGCGCAAACGACATCAGCACCCCATCGAACCCGTGGGCGAGGCGACACCATACAACTGGGCGTTGGTGCCGCCAGTGGAGTCGTAGTAGGAGTTTGCTTTTACGGTGGACATTATTTATCCCCTCAGACGGTTGCTGGCATAACAGGCGGCGCGGGTGGATTCGGGTTGGTGAAGACACCATCAGCGTAAATCCAACCGGGCGCGGCCCAAGAATCTTGAATCGCTATCGAGCCTTCATCAAAACCGGGCGGCGTGCCAACAGGCTGCTGTGCATACTCCACAGCGTTCAAAACAACCCCGTTCTTAACAATCGCGTACCGTTCCATATTTCGTCCTTAGAAGTATGCGGTGACGTAAATAACACCAGAACCCCCGGCGGCACCGGCCCGCGTGCCCGTACCCGATCCAACAGTCCCGCCAGTTCCAGCCGCGCCCACGGCGTATGAGTACGAAGCAGACGGAGAGGCAACAACTGCGTCAACATAGCCC